TGTAGAACCTAACGCGGTGTAAGCAGGCGCTGTGCCGTTTGAATAAACAATTGCACCTGCGCTACCAAGGGTCAGGTACGTGGTTGTGTTTGGCGCGCTTTGGTAAACAATTGCACCCGCAGTGCCACCGGGCAAGTTACCAGTTGCTGTTGAAGAGTCAGCAAGCGTGCGAACCACGCCCGCACTACTCTTGTAATACAGTTTGCCGTCGTTGGTGTTGAGTGCCAACTCGCCGGCAATCAAGTTGCCAGAGGTAGGTATCGCCGCCGCGGTGGAACTGAAGTACAGTTGAATTGGTGTGAATCCCGCTTGTGCCATAGTTATTTCTTCTTATCGGGTGTAGTAGGAAACATTAGGACGGAAGAAAATAGGAGACTTATCGCGGTCCTCTTCTTCAGCCGACAGCGTTGCCTCTGCGGCATCTTGTTTCAGCATGTTGATTCGTGCAGGGTCAATACCGGGCAACAATTTGGCCAAACGGTGAGACAACTGGCCTTGGATGGCAGGCACCCAACGGTCTGGAATAGCAACCTCGTTAGTCAAACGACCAACGTCTTGTGGTTGCAACTCAATAATAAACTGGAACACTTGGAACGCGTTCTGTGGCACTGGCCACACGTTGATCTCAGGCGTAACCTGACGGTCCATCCAGTACTGCAACGCGCGCACACTGAGAAAATCTTTGTTAGGCAGGCTGAAGTAGTCGTTGCGGTTCATCCGCGCCATGGGGATGTCTTGTTGAACAGAAGCCAACGACAGGGCCCGTACGACAATTGCCGACGCGCTTGTGTTACGGAAACGCCAGAAGCCCGCCGCAGGAGAGCCGTCAATCTGCAGGTAGCCCCAGTTGTTAACCGCGCTGTTGCTCACCGTGCCAATTGTGGCCCACGTGATGTTGTCGTAGCTGTACTCAACAGTCAATGTTTTGTTTGCGGTCTCGCAGTAAAAACCCGCGCTCAAGAAACGTGGGCTACCGCTGAAAAACGCCGCCGCAGACGCACCGGCCGCAATGCTATACGAAAGGTCCAACGTGGTTGTGTTGAACACCTGCGTTGTGTCTGTTGTGGCAGACGGTGTAGTCAGCGTGCGGTAGTTGGCCTCGCGAATGTCCACAGTGCCCACAGGCAGTGTGTACGCGCGCTGTTGGGCCTCACTGCCCATCACAATATACTCAAGCAACCACAGGTTCACACCGCGGTTAGACAGGTTGATCAGGATGTACCACAGCGCCTGACGGGCCGCGTTGATGTACTCCGGTGTCAACTCCTCTGACAGCTTGCCCGCTTCTTTGTAGGCAAACGAAATCAACTGGTCAACCGATATGGTGGTTTGACCAGTTGTGTTAGAGGTGTTGTCGTAGTTACTTGCCATTATTTTTTCTTAATGCGCTCTGGAAGTTTTTTCTGAGCGGGGCCTGCTTTCACAAAGTCTTTTCCCACAGACTGTTTGATGCCTACCTTTTTGGCAAACTCAGGGGAGTGAGCCACCCCCTGCATCAAACGTTCTTGGGACTTAGACTTGATGGGCATTTAGCACATACCGCCTTTGTTGTACTTCTCAGCAACTTTCTTAGGGCCTTTAGCGTTAGGCTGTTTGTCAATGCTCTTCACACCAATCAAACCGCCGGCTTTAAAATTACGCACAGAACCTGTGGTCATCTTAGCGCGGCCACCCTTTTTGAGCTTAGACATGTCTGTCTTCTCGCCACCGTGGGCTTGCTCGTCGTGCATTTTAAAAGCTTTTTTAACGACCTTCTTGTCTTGCGCCATGTCTGCGCCTTCAGACTCGTAGTTCTTTTTAGAGTGGTCGATGCGGGGTTTGTAAGTAGAAGCCATTTTATTTCCTTTTTGTTTTAGCAGAATCTTTGAAAGCCTGCGCGGTTGGTGCACCCTTGGTGCCGGGTTTTCTCATCTTTTCAGCAGGGCGCCCTTCGGCTTTTTGCTTTTCGATACGTTCTCTTTTTAGGTGAATATTTGCGTATAGTCCGGGTTTCATATTAGCAATTCCAACTTTTCAAAGAAGCTTTAGCTCTTTCCGCAGGGCCTTTAGATTTTGCTACCACGCCCTCCATCCTTGCACAAAAACTTGCTTTACGACCCGCGTCTGCCTTGGTCTTAGGGTTTGGCGCGGGTGGTTTTAAATTCGAGTTGTTCTTAGCGTTGTACTCAGCACGACCTTTAGCCGTCATGCCCGCACCTTTATCGGTCGGGTTGTACGTCTTGTCTTTTCCGGTAGTTTTACGGGGAATAGGTTTGTCGTGTTCTCGTGCCATAGTCTTGCGCTCCTATAGATAATTACCCATAAAAAAGGGCCGTTATGCCCTTAAAGTAAAGCGCATTCGGCCACTCGTCTTTTAACCAAACCGGGCAAAACCTTACCGCCGCCCTTGGTCCAGAGCATTAACTGCTCCTTGGCACCCTCCCAGTCTTGCGCGTTGATCTTGCGCTTGAGGGTTGAGGTCTGTAGTCTGCCAATACCAAGGTTGTAACAGAAGTCCACGATGGCGTTACACCTGCGCTCATCTGTTGCTAAAATGGGGCAGTTACGCAACACCCCGGGCAGGTAGTTGTGGTGCAACTCTGTCATCAAGAGCGCCCTAGCCGTTGGCTCGTCCATTGGGGCGTCTTCTAGGGTCACCTTGCGCCCGTCTGCGTAGTAGGTGGACCCGTACCCTATGGTGGCCACGTTGGCGGGGCACAGGTAGGGTTTAGCGCGGTATCCTTCAAACTGACGGCAGAATGCCGCCGCAAGGTCTAGGTTCATAATCCACGCTTGGCCAGTGTACGGTCGAGGAACCAGAAGTTAATTGTCCCGGCCAGCAAGGCTGAGAAGTCTGGTGTCATCATTGTCTTAAAGACTTCGATAGGAAGAGCGCCAGCAAGCCACGCGTTCCATGCAAACCAGACGTGAATAAATGACCAGATAAACAGGACCCAGTAGGTCACCACAGGGCGCACAGATGCGGATAAAGATGCGGCCCAACCACCAGCGGCTTTGACCATGTCCGCCTGCTGTTGAATGGCGCTGTTAAAGGCGTCCATGACACCCACGTCCACCGCGGCCTCTCTAACTGCGCCAATTTCTGCGAGTTTCTGTGCGCCTCTTAGTTGCTCTAAATCACACTGGCGAGAGAACATTAAAAGTTCATGCTGGCGCTCGTTTTTCTTGTCAAAGAACTTGAGCACCTCAGGGGCCATGCGGAAGATACCGCCGAAGATGGAGCCTAGTAGGCCACCGCTTAAAATATCTAACATGCTTACTCCTTACAACTCGGTTTTTTGTCTTCGTTCTGCATCAACTTGATACCAGACAGGAACCCAATCATGCCGCCGATCAGAGTAGAAAACGCGGGTGAAATCATTTTGAAAATTTCTGCGTTGTCCACTTCCTTGGCCCACAGACCGAGCATAAAGCTGGTTACCATGGCCAATACCGAAATGCACAGGGTCGTGCTTACCATGAGCGTGACCCACAGAGTCAGCTTTTCCTTTGTCTCCACTTGGGGTTTGCGTACTGGTCTCTTTGTCATACGTATTTGTCAAAATGTCTTTGGTTAGAAAATATCTCTAATTCAACAGTTGTTTGGTGTGCGCGTTTGTTGTACAACTCAAGGGCATACGCCTCAACAGCCTCGTTCAACTTTTCGGCTTTTACAGCCTGCTTATACTCAAACTCCAACCGTTGTGCACGGGCTTCAGCGGCAATTGCCCTGACATCGTACTCTTTGGGAAACACAAACGGGTACCATTTGTGTATTTGTATCATTTTTTCTCTCGCTCAAGTGCCTCTTTGTACCCATGAACTACTTTACCCCTGAGTTCTGCTGAATCCGCCGCACCCGCCCACTCGGACAGGTTGTTCCAGATCACCACCAAATCTTGGCTTCTGCAAAACTTCACATTGTTTGTCAACCACATTGACATCTGTTGATGCCGTTCTGACGGGTTGTGTATGGTGTACGCTATCCCGTAAAACTCTCTTACGTAGCAACCAACTTTAGCTTCAGCACCAACTAATAGACAAACAATGATTAGTGCTAAAACTATCCATTTCACTTGTCCGCCTTGTTGTCTAACTTGTCAAAAATCTTATTCAACATGTCTTTAATTTCACCAATGGAGTCTTTAAAGTCTTCACGTCGCACAAAGTCTTGGTTGACCTCGCGGTTTAATTCTTTTATCTCAAATTTGAGATCTTTGATGGCGTCCCAGATTGTTTTCAAAATCCAACCCCCGAATGCACCAGACAGCGTAATAGCCGCGTTGAATAGGTCTTGCGAGTCCATTATCCAACTTTCCAGTTTGTGCCGTCAGAATACACCGGCGTGGCTACTGCACCACCACCCGCAACAGTTGACCCAAATGTAGGGGACAACGCGTTAGTGACAAAAGCCCTAGCACCAAGCCCAGAGGTGGTTGCGTTAGGCAGTGTGGCTACGGTGTAAGTGGTACTACCTTGAAACAGCGCAATAGCGGCTTTCTTTGTAACACCGTCTTGAACAATAACAGTAACGTCGTTTACGTTTAAATACGTTGCTGGCGGTAGTTGGAGTATGCTTATGTCAGCCATTTTTGTTATACCTTAATGTCGCCGGGTGTGGGTGTGCTAGACGTGTTAGCGTATGTCGCGGGGGTCAATGAGTTACCCAAACCGTCACCAAGCATGTTGGGGCCTTGGTTGATATTAGCCACGTTGGGGGCGTTAGTAATAAGTCCGCCTTTGCCCTGAATGGCAACGGAAACGTCAGGCCTCGGGTGCCTAAGTGTAATGTTCTCGGTTTGAATGGCGGCAAGGCGCCATGGATCGAACTGATCCAAGTCGTCAGGGCATACCATGAGACCGGGATAGTTTGGATCTGGTTTGAGAAGCGTGTACGACATTTTGCGATTACAACGATCGCAGACAGCAACGGACAGTACAGACTGCCCGCGCGTGTCACAATAGATACCGCCGTAGTAGGCGTTACCCATTATCGAATTCCAGCTTGAATAACTGTGAGTGTAGGGGCAGTGCCACCAGTAACGCGAATAGCCCGGAAGGGCTGGTTCACGATAGGACTGGCTGGCGCCGCAATCCAAGTCATCACTGGAGGCGTGGGTACAGGGTACCCTTGCGCATTCAGTGGGAATGGATCGGTGTAAGAGATCTCAACAGTACCAGAACCGGTGGCAACGTAAGTAACGTTGACAGGCGCAATGTACTGGTCGATCGGGACTAGAACGTCCGCTCCAACTGTTACTTGACGCATGTCAGTCCTTAGTTGTTGGTGTAGCCAGCGCCGTAGGCGATGATAGAACCGTCAGGGTTACGCGATGTGTACTGGATGTCAAACGTGCCGGCCAAGGTGCCTGTAATGGCTGTAATGGCTGTTGCTGTGAAAGTCACGGTTGCGTCGGTAGAACCGACGTTGTTCAACACTGTGGCCACAGCGGCAGAGGCGGTAAACGCAATACCAATACGACCGCCGTTGGTTGTGGGGGTAATTGTACCGACGTCAACACCAGCGATATTCACAGTGATCACGCCGCCTGTCAACGCGGAAGGCGCTGAAGTTTGCATGAAGAAAATGTGGTTAACAATCGCGCCAGCGGGGATTACAGCGGGTGCCGCTGTGGTTGTGCCAACAGCAAAAACGGGAATTACACCAGCAAGGCGGGTTGCCGTGATAGGGGCAATGTAGTCCTGTTGAGCAACTTGAACCGCGCCTGTGTTATCAGGGGCGATTGTGCCGTCGTTAGAGGGGTTGTTGCGCTTGAAAACGCGGATAGGGGTGTTAAAAGTTACTGACATTTTTATGTACTTTCCATAGAAAGATTACAGCATCGTCTCTATGGCGTCCGCCCGTGAGCTTTACGGGTCGATGCTGATTATAGCTCTTACATAGAATTACCCATATCCACAAACAAAAACGCCCTACCTTTGCAGGTAGGGCGTTTAGGGTGCCGGGGTCTTTAGGCCCGGCTAGGTCTGCGATTACAAACCGATCGTGCCGTACATATTACGGGGATCGTGCCAACCTGTAGCATAACGCTCAGAGGCCTTGTAACGCATGCTGTCAGTCTCGAAGTCACCTTCAGAGCTACGCTCCAAAGGACGACGCATGACCAACATCAAACCGTTTTCAGCGTCGGTCTGAATGAACCAAGCCTTGCTTGAGGACAAACGAGTCACCACGTGGGCGCCGTTTGGCAACATGCCAGTAGACTTGATAGGGTTCAGATCGTTGTCAGCGCCACCAGAACGGAGGACAGACTTCAAGATAACTTCTGCTTGGAATTCCAAAGCAGGAGGTACCACGAGTTGCTCCGCCTTCAGGCGAATACGCTTACCGTTGTTGTCCACCGCAGAGCGGATTTGGATCAGCAACTGTTCCACAGATGTCTGTGAAAGTGAAGCCGCTGTAGACAATTGGTTGCTGAAAGAACGACCTTGGGAGATTGGGTGGTCATTTGCGATCAATGTTTTACCGTCGCCACCGACATAGCCGGCAGTGAACGCAAAGTTCAACAAGTTTGCACACAAAGTCTCTTTTGTCTCGATCATGGACTGAGCCAAGTGCTTCGAGAAAGTCGAGCCGATACGAATGTGATCGCCGTCTTCCATCAACACTTTGGTCATGGCGTATGCCAAACCATAGATACGATAGATGAAACGGGTAATGAACAATGTACCGCCTTGGTCATACGAAACGGGTGTACCGTCAGGCATCTCAGGGGCTGTGTTCATACCGAACAGCATCACTTCTTCGTGATAGTTGCGGGGAATGCCGGTGATCTGGGTAACGAAACCCTTCCACTCGTCATCGCGTTGTTGGTATACACCATCAAAGACTTCATTGAGGATAGGTTCGACTACCGCTCTAAAGTCCGTACTGCGCATTGGGGTTGCCATGTGCTACTTCCTTTCTTTAGTTATTCTACGTTAGCGGCAACGAACGCGTCGTTAGCTAGCTTGACTTGCACAACAGTTGCGTTATCACCCCAAGCGTTGTTGATTTCACGGCCGAGACCAGTGACTTGCATTTGTGCTTGTGTGCCTACGGCAACATCGGCGGGGTTCAAACCTGCGGTTGAAGTACCCAGACCACCATTGCCGATGATTTGACCAGCGGATGGTGTCAAGAAGTTGAATTCTTGACCGACTTTTGTGTTTGCGACACCAGCGTTAGCTTGAATCTCATACACAATTTCGGGGTCCATGAAAATCCACATCACGACGTCAGTGGCGGTGCCCAAAGCGGGACCAAACCATTTGCTGACAGTGCGGCGGCCAGAAGCGTCTGTATACTCAACACCGCCGAACACACCAGCTAAACGCTGACCTGCTGTAGGTGCCGCAGTAGCGACGATAAGAGTAGATGTGCCTGCAGTCGTAGCTTCATCAAAAGAGACAGGAGTGCCGCTGTAAAAAACTGCCGCCGCGTCATAGACGCCGGTGTAGTTTAATGAACGGATAATGCCGCTAGGATGATATACGGGCTTCAGGCCAAAGGGAGTGTAAGTTGCACTCATTTATTGGTTCCTTAAAGTTGTTTAACTAAACCGCAAGTTATGTGCGGATCTATGTGCATCTTTTTCCATCTCCAAAAGCCCGCCTTCAAGAATAGAGCGTCCACCTTTACCACCTTCAGCCTGTGAACGAACCTGCGACGTAATGTTGCGCTGGTGTTCCAAAGGATCATCGTGGTGAAGCATTTTTGCCACTTCCTGATATACGTCTTCTGGTAGCTTGAATAAGATCATCTCATTACAAGATATACAACCTTCAAACTTGCCCGAGCTCATCTTGCCTAAGTGTTCAAAGCCTTTTCCTAATTCGGCGGCTTTCACTGGCTCATAACCCAACGCGATGCGTTTGTCGATTGAATCATACTGGTTTGTCGTTGACAGCCAGCAGAGGTGCATACCCGGCAGTAAACCACCCGGTACGTCCGGCAGTGCGTTGTTGGACCATTTGTCCCGAAAAGCCTCCAGCCTTTCACGCTTCACTGCTTCATCAGGCGAGGAGATTTCGCTCCGCGCCTTCAGTTCATCAACACGCCCTTGCAGGCGGTCGTCTAAATCTCGTGTAATTCGATTGTTAGCCATGTCTTACCCCTTATTTCGTTACTCGGTTCTTACGGTCAAAATCAGCGTAGCTTCGGATCGCTTTAGCACGCTTGGATGGGTCATCCCACATTCCTGCGTCTTTAAGCGCCTGCACGCGGTCTCTGCTCAGTGTGAAGGTGTTCTTTACAGCACTACCACTCACGTCTGTGCGACCACTTGAGGTTCCGCTACGGCGGTTACGATCACCACCGCCTGTTTTGCCCGTGTACCGATGGGGTAAACGTTCTTTCAATCGATTGTCCAACTCTTCCCAGTACTCTGGGTCGGCTGGATCCCAACCTTCACTTGCCAGCGCATTGTCAACTACCTTGGCAATGCGGCTGTCTGTATCTTTACCACTGGGGTCATACCAGCGGTTTGAATGTAACCAGTCTGTAGCGTTTTGCTGAACCACCTCAGTCGCGGGGCTCGGCACGTTGTTACGGGGCTGTTTAGCCTCTTCCAACTGACGCTGTTTAAGCATTTGCACCTGCGCCAACTTTGTCTTGGCGTTGTGGAACTGCTCCATGTATTCCATTTGCTCGGCCACGTTGCCCGCCTGCGCGGCCTGCGTTGCCTTCATCTTCGCGTACTCAACGCGCGTGGACTCGTCTTCCAACAAGCGGTCGATCTGTGCAAACTGGAATCCTACTGCGGCGTTTTCCACTTGGGCCAACCGGCGCTCAAGGGTCTCGTTGCGGCGTTCCAGCGAACTGATCTTATGCTTTGCGCTTACCTCGCGTTGCTTCGTCAGGTCCTTCTTCAGGCGTCGCTCTTCACGACGCGCGGCTCGAAGGGCCTCTCTGTCTTCTTCGGTGTCACCCTCAACATTGCCGCCTTCGGCAAAGTTTTCTGTGTCACCATCACCGTCGTCATCTGACGCCGATGTGTTATCTTCTGTGCCCTCAAAAGGGTCAACGTGGTCGTCCATGGCGGCTAACGCACTGCCATCGTCCCGTTCTTTAATGGCGATGTCTTCGCCAGCTTGCATTTCTGCTTTTTGCACTGATTTCATAACGAAATCCTTTACTCAACAAATGCGGGGAACATGGTCCTCGCGGTTTCAAAATTATCAATTGCACAAATAACCTCGCGGTCTTGCAAAATGATAAACACAACCTCACCGTCGCCGTGTGGGACTGCCCAGCGGTCACCGCCGTACTTGATCACACGAACAAGATCTCCAACCTCTACCCACGCGCCTTCTGGCCACGTTTCAAGGGTGCTAAGATCTCTGTATGCCAAGGGGCCTACTGCCACCACCTTTGCAATCACCTCGTTCCATTTTTCGGTGGCCTTTGTATCACTCACTAGAATGATGCCGCCTTTTGAAACGTCTTTGGCTTTTCGCAGTTGAACTACGATTCGGTTGCCTTTAAGCTTGATTCCCGGATCAACTGCCGGAAAACAGTCGGCTTCACTC